TTATCAGTTTATGATACGCTTACTGTAGGCTCAGTAGTTTATAATATAACAGATCATACTGATAACGACTTTACTATTGAAGCCACTTTGACAAAGGAACCTTAAAATGTTTCACAATATCTTAGCGGATGTTAATAGTGTTTTTGCCTCATCAGCTTGGACAAGTAATAACATAGCAATGTATCCTGAAAATTATCAGGGTTCAATTTCAAACAGTAATGAATTTTGTCGTTTTAATATTCTTCCTAGTGCTTCTGATCATTTAGCTTATGGCGGTGATAAAAGCCTTTCAGGTTTATTAATTGTTAGAATATTTGTTAAAGCTGGCGAGGGACAAACTCGCATTATGCAAATTTCAGATATACTAGACAACTCATTTGAAAATAAAATTTTAACTAATAAGACAGAGTTTGGAAAATCTTATTTGAATGTAGAAGGGCTAGACCCAGCTAATCAGTCGCTTTATCGCGCACAATACATAATACCATTTAAAATATACGGAGAATAACAAATGGCTCATATTTCATCTTTGAGTTCAGGTATTTTTACATACCTAGACTTTCATGCAGCAGCACCTGCAGCTTCTGTAGACACTGCTGCTGAATACGCAGGTTTGTTTGTAACAGCAAACGCTAGTGCTATTTCACGAATTCCATCAGTACGTGAATTCCCTTCAATTGGTACTCCTGCTAACATCGTAAACGTACCTGTTTATGGACAAGCAACTTCTTCTCAGGTGCAAGGTCAGTCTGACGCACCAACACTTGAAGTTACTGTTAACTATATTCCTGATGACATGGATGATTTCCATGCTCTTATTGGTACACAAGGTGCATTCCGCTTTATGATGTGTTCACAAGCAACTACACTTGCAGCAAGTCTTGACACTGCAAATACAGCGTTAGCTTATGGTAATACAGAATTTTACTTTACAGGTAAAATCGAAGCTATCCTAGTAAATCCTGCGTTGACAGACGCTACAACCGCTACGGTTACTATGTCAACTCAGTCTGATTTCTTTGGACCAGTTACACTACCATAAATTAAAATACTTTGGGAGTCCCTTAATTGGGGCTTCCTTAATCCTATTAGAAAGATTTAGTATGACAGACAAACCGTTTAGTAAAACGTTTGTAATGCGAACTACCTTTAGGCATATGCGCCGAAGTGTAGATATTAGTATTCGTAAAAGCTTTGAGCGCTTTCAAGACTTTGATAGTGACTCAGACATTGGAAAAGAAATTATGGAAACACTATCAGTATTACATACGTGCAGAAAAATGCTTGATGACTTTCAAGCAAACAATCCAAATTTATTTACAGAAAAAGATAAGATTAGTTAGGAAAAAATATGAAACATTTAGTTGGAAAAGTAATTACTAAAAAATTTCCTTTTATGGGAGACGAAGTTGAAGTTCGTCAATTGTCAGTTGGTGAAGTTCTTAAAGTTCAAGACATGATTAAAAAAACTTCTAAGAGCAAAGCTGAAGACTCTCAAACAGAACTCCTTCGTGGTGTAATTAAAATTGCTGTAGTAGGCGCTGAAGATCTAAGTAATGAAGAATTTAGCACTTTTCCTATTGCCGCATTAAACGAATTATCAGAAAATATTCTTGAATTCTCTGGATTATCTGGTGGAACTTCTCAGGGAAACTAACTCAAGAGGATGAAACTCTTTTTGAAATTGCATATCATTTAAAAATGCCTGTGTATGTTTTAAAAGAAGAAATGCCTTATAATGAACTCCTTAGATGGATAGAATTTTTTCATAAAAGACCAATCGGTTGGCAAGAAGACCAACGCACATATTTACTTTTAAAAGCACAAGGTGTTAAAGAATCCGGAGAAAATTTATTTCCTTCTTTAAAAGCTATAAAAGAAAATACAAACAAAAAGCTATTACAAGAACCTGATAGAGCAGTGCCTAAAGGCGAATTTCTTAAAAAGATGTTAGCTGCTAGAGACGGTGATAATTTAAACTGGAGACAAAAATAATGTCTATCAAAGTAAATATTGATGTAGCTGATTTTCAAAAAGAAATGAAAAGAATTGAACAAGAAGTTTCAAGCCTTGCTACTGCAGATATACATGAAAAAATAGATTATGCTACTGAACAACTTAAAATAGTTACTCCTGTTGATACTGGTAAAGCTAGACAAGGTTGGGAAAATGAAAAAACTATGTCAGGACCAACTTTAGATACTGGTTTGCTTATTAAAGAAGCACTAGGAATTGGTAATAAAAAAACACTAGTAGCACTTGCTTTAGGATTAAATCCTAATGCAAAGCAAGAAGGAAGAATATTTAATAATGTAGACTATATTAGTGTACTAAATAATGGCCATAGTAAACAAGCACCAAAATATTTTATTGAACAAGTGCTAGTTAAAATTGGCATACCAACCCCTGATTAAGAATACTTTGCCCTCTGATGGCTCTCTAATATAAGAGAATCGTTAGGGGGCAATTTTATTAAGGAGGTCCATATGAGTGGAGTAGAAATTAGAGTACGTAGTAATAGTACTCAAGCTAGACAAGATCTAGGTAAGTTACAAAAATCAGTTGGTAATATCGAGCAGTCTACTAAAAGATTACAA